GAACAAAAACTTTGAAACATTAGGTACTAACATGACGACTGCTTTAACGACTTTTCCAGGAACTCAAGCAGGAATCTTAATGACAACTGCTGGTGCAGATCAGGATCAGTCAATTCTTTTACCACATTTAGATACTAACCAATCAGCTTGGTCTAAAGTTCTATGGGGTACTGAGAATCAGGTTGAATGGGAATGTTCAATTTCATTACCTGCACTTGATAACCAAAAAGTTTGGGCTGGTTTAAAGTTAACTAATGATCAATTAGTTGCAACTGATGACGACCAAATCTTTTTCAAGTTTCAGTCAGATGCTACTAACTCTGAAGCATTCACTACTTTTGCTAACTGGCACTTAGTGCATAGTATTGGTGGTACTGATTACATCAGTAAACTTCCGATTGCAGTGGCAGCAGATACGCTTTATCACTTAAAAATTAAAATTGACAGTGATAGAAAAGCGACTATTTTTGTTAATGGTGTACAGTACAACATTACTAGTACAGCAGGAAGCACAGGTGGTACTGCAGTAACAGCTACTGAACCTGGTAAACAGGTAACTAAATCAGCTGCTTTAACTAATGATGTGGATTTAATTCCATACATTGGTATTGAAGCAGGTGCGGCAGCAGCCGAAGCAGTAAACGTACACTACACATCAATAAGTAGACACGTTTTTGAATAATAAATAAATCATGATGGGGCTTCGGCCCCATCTAGTAATCTTGATTAAGGAGGGATTATGGCAGACACAGTAACAGGACCAACTATCTTGCAAGAAAATGATGCAAGAGTGGTCGTTAAAATAGTAAATCAATCAGATGGATCAGGTGCAACTTCAGTTTTTGGAGATGTTTCTACAATGGCAACAAACAGTGAAGGTTCTTCTTGCATACACTTAGTATTATTAAGAATTTGGTTTTCTTGTGATTCAGGAGATGGTGGAGATTCATATGCACGTTTAGACGAAGAAGATGATGATGGTGATATTCCAATTATTGGTTTAACAGGAACAGGCTACTGGGACTTTAGAGAATTTGGCGGAATGAAAACTGACAAATCATCAAATACCAATGAAAGTGATGTTAACTTAGTTGTTCCAAGCACAGCTGATGCTGGAAACATGTATACAATTGTAGCAGAGTTTAAAAAGTTATATTCAGATTAGGAGGTAGAGCATGGCTAATACTACTTCTGGAACAGTAACGTTCGACAAAACATTTGCTGTTGATGAAATTATACAAGAAGCTTATGAGCGGATTGGTATTTCAGCAGTAAGTGGTTATCAATTAAAAACAGCAAGAAGATCTCTTAACGTTCTTTTTCAAGAATGGGGTAATAGAGGTTTACACTACTGGGAAGTAGCTAGTGCTAATATAGATTTAATTGAAGGACAAGCTGAATATACTTTCTATAGAGCAAGTGGTGATGGAACAAGTTCTGTAACAAATCCTTCTAGTATTTATGGTGTTGCTGATATTCTTGAAGCAACATTAAGAAGTAATAGAACACAAACAACTCAATCGGATTCTGCATTAACTAAAATAGCTAGATCAGCTTATTCTGCTTTATCAAGTAAACTATCTAAAGGAACTCCTTCACAATATTTTGTACAAAGATTCGTGGACAAAACGACTTTAACTGTTTATCCAACAGCAGACTCATCTAATGCATCTAAAGATTTACATTTTTATTATGTAAAAAGAATTCAAGATGCTGATGCAACTTACACAGATGCAACAGATGTTCCATATAGATTTGTACCTTGTATGGCTTCAGGTTTAGCTTTTTATTTAGCTCAAAAATTTAATCCACAAATAGTACAACAAATGAAATTGTTGTATGAGGATGAACTGGCACGTGCCCTAGCAGAAGACGGATCTGCAGCAAGCACTTATATAACTCCGAAAAACTATTATCCAAATATTTAATATGGCATACGCAAGAGGAAAAAGAGCATTAGCAATATCAGACAGATCAGGAATGGCTTTTCCATATAATGAAATGGTTAAAGAGTGGAATGGAATGTTTGTTCATAAATCTGAATTTGAACCAAAGCATCCACAACTAGAACCAAAACCACATGGTGGAGATGCACAAGCTTTAAGAGATGCAAGACCAGCTAGAACTGAAAATGATACTTCAAGATTATTACCACACAATCCATTTACAACTTATGGATCAGGATCAAGTATTATAAATGTTTATTCACCAGATCATGGTTTAACAAATGGAGATACATACAGATTTAGAGGAGCATCAACAACTGCAGGGGATTATGCAGACCCATTAAGCTTTGATGGTATATCTGGGTCCAACATTGCAAAATCAGCAGGGTATGCTATTACTACAGGCAAGTATGTTAGTGGTAGTAGAGACACAGATAAAACTGACAATTGGTTTTATTTTACAGTTGATACTAACACTGCAACAGCAGGTAGCGTGAAAGGAGGAGGGTTTCCAGTCTCAGTAGGACCAGCAACCCTTAGTGCATAATGGCGGGATTTACATATTCAACACTTACAACAGCAATTGGTAATTATACCGAAGTTGGTACTTCTGTATTATCTAGTACTATTACAGATCAATTTATAGATAATTCAGAATTAAGAATTTTTAGAGATGTTCCAATTGACGCAGATAGAAGAGAGATAGTTGGTAATTTAGTTGCTTCAAAAGATAATGTTCATGTTCCTGCAGGAACATTATTTGTAAGAGGTATGCAGGTTTATACTTCAACAACAGCGGCAACGGGAGCTAATAGCTTTTTAGAAAAGAAGGATATTACATTTCTTAGAGAATATGATGCAGCTGAAACTACTACTGGAACACCTAAATATTATGCTATGTCTGATGACGGAGCCACTGGAATTGGTGCAACTTCATCAGGTAGAATAAAAATCGTTCCTACTCCAAGCTCTGCTTTTATGTATAAATTGCATTATAATGCTAGACCTTTAGGATTAAGTTCAGCAAATACTACAACTTATTTGAGCACAAATTTTGGAAATGGACTTTTATATGCATGCTTGGTAGAAGCATTTAGCTATTTAAAAGGACCGATGGATATGCTACAATTATACGAACAAAAGTATCAAACTGAAGTTCAGAAGTTTGGTGCAGAACAAATAGGGAGACGAAGACGAGACGACTATACGGACGGAGAACCACGTATACCAGTTAACGTTCAGTCACCGTAAGGAATAAAATATGACACTAATAACTAAAGGAATGGGAGCAATAATAAAAGGATTGAAAACCCCAGAAAAAGTTGCTGGTAAAATTTTTAGAACCGCAAAAAAAGAAAAAAAAGGCGTTTTAATTGGTATAGGAGCTGCAGCAATAAGTGATGCATTATTAAAAGTCCAAAATAAAAAAAAGGATAAAAAAAAATCAAAGGATAAATAATGACAATAATAACTAAAGGAATGGGAGCTGTAATAAAAAAAGTTGCAGGAGCTTTTAAATCTAGAGGAAAGCCACGTTATAAGAAAGGTGTAGTAGATAGAAATATCTCATCTAAAAAAATGTTTAAAATTATGAACAAAGGTAAAGACTAATGGCAACACTAACAACTAAAGTAATCGAAGAAATCACACTTAACAACAATAGTTATAATAGCGAAAGATCATTAGATATTTCAAGTGTTAATGAAATTGTTAAAAGAATAGTAACTATTTCAACTACTGAAACAGGGCTATTAGGTTTTGCTACAGCTTCTTCAACAGATTTATCAAAAAGTTATCTAGCAGGTCAATTCGATGAAGACGATGTTAGA